GAGCTTCTTGTCATCCTTCTTCTTCTTGTCCATAAGCAGGTTTATCAGCCCATTGTTCCAGCCTCTCAGGAAGTCTGGGTTAATCTGCCACAGTTCTTCGGTGAAGATGTCACGAGCAGCCACCGCCCTCTGGAATGGCACATTGACCTCAGATACGAACTTGAAGTAATTGACTCCACCGGAGGTGAAGGCATATTCAATCTGATCCCATCGCTCAGCAGGAGCTACTCCTCTGTACTTGGGCTTGCCTGACTCAGGCTGGACAGTATCCGTTTCTGCATCAATGACAGGAGGAGCAGAAACAGGTGGTTTAGACCTAAAAATATTGAACATAAGTAAAATGGATAGTCAAATATAAGCCAAGAGATGACAATGAACTGCCAAGCTCCTGAACAGTAAGGGCATTCACCAAGTGGCTTTGCCCATAAGGTCGGCAGCTTCTGAAGCTGGGAGAGATACCACTGTCCAAGTGGGTGATCCTCCAGAAAGTAGTCCAGAAACAATGAGAAAGCTGCACAAATCAGTGCAATCAGAGTCAAGGTCATCAGGTTCGAAATTGAGTGGAATGATGCAGCAGCCTCTGCGCTTACCTCCACAACTTGATTCAATATCATAATTCATTGGTTTATCCGAAAATGTTAAAGATTAAAACATTGTCCTCCTGATTGCTGTAAGTGTTGGCAAAGGTCATGCAGATGCTGTCATATTGCTTACCATCGGTAGGAGTGAAGATGTATGGGTTGCTGTTGCCAGGCTCATAGAAGCTGATGTGGTACTGCCCACCGTAGCTATTGATGAAGCCCTCAGGCATAGCTGTCAGGTCAATCTCGATGAAGCCCTCAGAGTCAATATTCAGCAACTGCTGAACAATGACATTCACTCCTGGCTTAGTGATTTTAATCACTATATCAGCCTGAGTGTAGGTAGTAGGCACAGCAATGTAGAATGCGAATGGGCAGCCATTGAGAGGCTCACAGACCTTGAAACAATCACTGCAGCATAGTGCCATACTTTTCCAGATTGAAATTGCTAGTTATCTCTGCAAAGTTAGAGAAAATAAAATACCGAAAGGCATCCAGAGCATGAGACTTGTCTGGGTTCTTGTTCTTCCAAGCATCAAGGCTTCCTTGTCTGTCCACCTTGGCTTCTTTGAGGTCTGTTACTAACTCCTCACATCGCTTGCCACTAATCTGAACCTTGGCCTTCTGAAGCACTAGGATTGTCACCAGCCTGCTGGCTATGTGGCTAGGGTTTGACTTAGCCACCTGAAGCTGAAGGTCTGAGACTTGCAGATAGTTCTTGATTAGGGCATAGGCTGAGATGTTGTCCATCGTGAAGGCATTGCGAGCAGCACCGGAGGCATCACCGTTGATGATGTATGTCATATTTGGGAACTCCTGCCGGATGGTCTGGCACAAGCTGGCAAGGTCTCCAACCCGATACACTTTGATGATGTTGATGGTGGCATAGTACATGCTCTCATCTGAGTTCTTGATGTACTGAGCAACTACGCATGTGTTGGTAACATTGAAGTCGAATGCTAGGTAGAGATTGTGAGCAGGAGAGGCCTTAATATAGCCATCGTAGACATGCCTGCTGTAGTCAAATGAGGTCGCAAAAAGCGACTCCCTATCCCAGATGCCCCACTGCCCAAGGGCATAGACTTCGTAATAAGTCTGGCTCACTGACTTCAGTGCCTCCATCCTAGTCACATACTCATCATCCAAGAAGTCAATGGCATCCTTGTAAGTGCCGTGCAGCCTTAGGATTTGGTTGGCCTCCTTCGGTGGAACATCATCAAAAAACCTCTTCTTAATCCAGTGTGAGTCGGAGACCGGGTTAAAGGTCAAGAAGAAACGCTTTGGATGCTCTGACTTGCCCCTGAGTCGGAGAGTTATCTGAGTGAAGTCCTCAAGAGTTAGCTCAGTGGCCTCCTCAATCCAGATGTACTTAGCCTGGCTCAATGACTTGAGCTTCTCAGGATCATCACAGCCTAAAAAGACAATCTTGTTAGTGCCTGACTGAAGCTCCATGTAGCCTGTCTTAGCCTTGATGAGCTTATCCAATCCCCATTGGCTAATCTTGTTGCGGAAGTCAGCAAAGACTGAGTTCCTGATGGTGGCAGCTACTTTGCGAATCACGAAAAAGGTCTGGAATTGGTTGGCCTTATTGTCGCATATCTCAGCTAGAAACAACTGAATCATGGTCTGGCTCTTTCCACTACCCGCTCCTCCCCAGAGTATATTGTAGGTCTTAGGGTCTGTGACTGCATCAAGATACTTCTCCTGCCATAAGTCAGGACTTGATAAATCAAGCTGTGCCATTAGGCTTCTGGTTCAGCTGCCTTCCTTGTAACAGGCTGTGGCATGATGACTGTATTGAATGAGCCTTCCAACTCTATGTCTTGCTTTGGCTTGCCATAGGCTCTATCCAAGAGCAGTTCTGCTGCTCTAACATCTCCCTTGGTTGCCTTGGCTCTAAGAGCCATCAGGATAGCCTCTGCTGCTGTCTTGCCATCCTTCTCATCGCCAAGTACATTAGCAAGCAATTCCCTTAACTCAGGTAGCTTTTTAGGCCTGCCAGCAGGATTCATAGTTTCTCCTTTATCTGGCCTTGTTAATGTTCCACCATTTCTTGCTGGTACTTGTTTTGCCATAGTTTTAACGATGTTTTCACGATGTTTTTGGCTTAAATATTTTCCAATCAATAAAATGATGATATCTATTGTACCTAATGACTGTTTTTACATATTGAGGCCATAAATTTTGCAGCATTTTAACTTTTAATAATTTTTTATCAGGATTGTTGTTTTGATATAGTTCAGTTTGATTTCCTCCTTTCATTTTTTTTGTTGTAGATACTTTATTTATCATATAGTATATACAACTTGCTGTTTTCCCACCATTATGTAAAACTTGTAAGCATAAATCTATATCCTCATTGTATTTTAATCGCCACCTGTATGGTATTTTATTTTTTATTAATATTGCAGAATACACATGAACATTATTCTTAAATGGTTTTTTTGGAATATTTTGAACAAAAGTATCATATTCAAAACCGCAAATATCTATGTTATTTTTTAAAGCATAATTTTCTACATATTTTATAGCATTGCATTCATTTTTTATTTTTGTTTTTTTTGAATTAACCCATTTATCAAATCCATTTATATTATCATCAAAAATCCAATGATATTTATGGCCATTTAATAATGAATGTTCCCAACAAAAATTTCTTGCTGGGAATGAACCTAATTTTAAGTTAGAAAATGGCAGACATAATATTTTGCTTCTATCTATATGTTTAGAATATAATTCATATTCTTGTTTTTCAATTACAATTTTATAATTTATTCCAAGCGCATCAAATTCTTTTGCTGTTATTGGATTATCATATCTTCCTTTAGAAATTATATAAATTGGAAAATTATACATTATCAAATGATGATTGATTTATAATTAATTTACAATTTCCACCAGATGCGTTGCGTTTATATATTGTATCTTTTGGTAAATTATTTGATATGTATTCTAATGCTTTATTTTCATCATCAAAACATATAACAATTTTTACAATTCCATTTAAATTTCCAATAGGGTCAAAATATTCATCATTATCAATATCATTTTCTGTCATTTCGTTTATTTCATGTCCAAAAAATGGCACATCCAAACCCCAATCTGCCAACTGATCAGCATCCCAATTATTCGCCAGTTCATCCCAATCCCATTCACCAAAGCCTACATTGTCCTTAATGATAAACTCTCTCTGCTTGGCCTCATCCCAATCAACAACCTCAACCGGAATCTGTTTCCACTTGGCTTCCTTCATAGCTTTAAAGCGCATGTTGCCTCCAAGGATGATCATATCCTGGTTTACAACTATTGGCCTGACATTAGCCATCTCAGGGAAGTCTTTAAGGCTTTGCACGAGCTTATGAAACTTATCATCCTTGATAAGTCTAGGATTGCTCGGATTTGGTTTGATTGAACTTATTGAAACTACTTGCATGCAGTCTATTTCATTTTTGACATTATTGATGGCATTTTAGGCTTAGCTGCCTTCTTAGCCTTCTTAGCCACAGACAGAGCAATGGCTACTGCCTGCTTCTGAGGCTTGCCTGCCTTCATCTCGGTCTTAATGTTTGAGCTTACTGTCTTAGCTGAGTAACCTTTCTTTAGTGGCATAATTTTTAAAGTTTAGGCAAAGATAGGTATTTCAGAATTGCCTCATAGACTTCAAGCTGATTAGACCATCTGCGCTTATGCCCTTTGGCGGCATCCTGAAGTTCCAGCTTATTTTTTAGCTGAGTAATTTTGCGGCCAAGGTAATCCTGGCAGTCTTGTCTGTTCATGTCTGTTTCTCTTATAGTGTAAAATAAATCATTGGAATAGGTGCAGCGGCCCTCCCATTGTGCAGGAATTTGGCTGATGTGAATTGAATTATACATAGTCTCTGAGTCGCATTAATGGCGCATCAAATTTAAGCGGAATAATCCCGGTTGATCCTGAGCGCATCTTAACCTGGTCAATGATACACAGGTTCTCATTGCTAAACTCCTGACTGCCTACTTTAGTGGTTGATGTTGGCTCAAAGTAGTGAGCTGGCCTCATCATCATCCAGATGACATCAGCATCCTGCTCAATGCTGCCGGATTCTCTTAAGTCAGACATAAGCGGCATTTTATCAGGCCTCTCATCGACTCTCCTGCTCAGCTGGCTAAGTGCCACCACCGGAATCTGAAGCTCCTTTGCTAGGAGTTTTAGACCTCGGCTTATCTCGCCTACTATGTTCACTCGATTAGTCTCTTTAGGATTGACTGAGTCAATCAAGCCTATGTAGTCAATGAACATCACCTTGATGTTATACTTATTTTTCCACATGGTCGCTTTGGTTCTGATTTTACGGATATTCAGATATCCTTCATCTGTAATCTTTATCGGCCAATGCCTCATGCGATCTATTGCCTGTTTCAGTGAGTCTTTATCAAGCGAGTTCATATCGCCCTGCTTAATCTTATAGGCAAAAATTTGAGACTCTTGGCTGGCCATCCTCTGCACCAGCTCGTGCTTTGTCATCTCAAGACTAAATAGCCCACAGCCTATGCCTTGCTTGGCTAGATTTCGCATAAGGCTTACCACTAGGGCTGTCTTACCCTGCCCTGGTCTAGCACCCACAACAGTAAGCTCACCATCGGTCAGGCCTCCGCATAGTCTGTCTAGGCTCTCAATGCCTGTGGAGTAGCCTGCAATCGTACCGGAGGCTTTATTAAACCATTGCTGTGCGCTTATTGTCAGCTGGCTCTGGAAGCTATCATCTGAATTTGTCAGGCTTGATGAGAGAAGGCTGTCAGCCTTATTTTGCAATTCTGCAATGGTCTCAAATATGTCTCCTGATTCTGAGTTGGCTTTGGAGGCCATTTCATGAGCTAGGTAATAGAACTTAGTCCTCATGTACTGCTCAATCAGGATTCGGCAGTGGACTTCCACATGCCCAGGAGACTTAAGGCTGGCAAATACTGCTGCTACATTTTTTACCCCTCCAGCTTCTTTGATTAGTGCTGACTTTTTAAGGGTAATGACAACTGTTTCTAGACTGACCTGCTCACCAGCATCATGCTGAGCTTGGATGGCTCTGGCTATGTTCTTGTGCTGCTCATTCTGGAAGACATCAAGGTTTGGCAGGATGGATAGAGCTGTTACTCGCTCATCATCTGAGAGCATCATTGCGGAAAGGACTTGCCTTTCCATTTCTTCATTGATAAAGTTCATGGTTTAAATTGGAATGATTCGTGTAACTGATGTGATTTTCTCTTTGGCATTTGGTCGGACTGTGGCGGCGGAACTTCAAGTGTTTGCTCGTTATTTTGGTTTTTAAGAATCCAATTATTACGAACAGTGCTTTTCCAGTTAATCAATTTTTTGCCAAACTTATTATGCCAGTCTAATTCCTTGTAATAGAAGTAGCATTTTTCTGCCTGATCTATTGAAGATCCTTGCTCTAAAAAGTAGGCTTCTAATTGGTCATAAGTAGGAGGCACAAAATGAGCCATTTGTTTTTTGACTTTTTTTGGCTTTGGCTCTTCATTATTAGGTTTATGGTTTATTGGTTTATGGTTTATTGGTTTAACTAAGGGTACACTGCCGTTATCATTGCCATCATTTTCTTGTATCACCGCCATATCCATCGCCGTAGTATCCGCTGTTGCGAAATCGCCACAGCGAAGAGTAATAACTCTACCATAATTTTGATTGATTGAAGGTCTAATTGTCTTAATAAATCCCCAATTTTCAAGGTCAGATAGCACAGACAAATAAGTGTTTTTATTGCCTATTGAAAGTCCTTCCATAGTAAATTGAGTATTGATTGTAAAATTCTCCTTCCATCCTAGCCTATTATTAAGTTCAACAAGCCAGCAGTAAACAGCAGTATGCTGAGCCTTTGCTTCAGTTTTATCAAAAGCAAAATCAAACCATCTTCTGGTTAATTGATAGCCGTTCATATTGAATGCAATAAAATTTCTCTAAACTCATTTAATGCAATCATAGCATGATGATTACCTCCTTTATCTGGATGGTATTTAATTATTAGCCTTTTATAGGTTTGGTCAATAATTGTTCTATCTACGGCTTTTCTACTCATTTCAAAATCTGAGTACCTGTAATTAATCTCATCAAGACATTCAGTCTTAATTTCATCATTTACAAATTCAGCATCAAGAAGAAATGCTAAATAGCTTGTAGGTACATCCTTAATTTGATGTCCTTTAAACTTGCCAAAATTAAGTTCCATAAAAACAAAAACCTCATCCGGCTTTCCCTGCTACGACCAGCCGAAACATAGGCTGACAGGTACTTACCGAATGAGGCTTTAATATTTTTCATTTGCTTCTATTTTACCGGGGTCGTAATCCGGGCCTTTCGGCTTTGCAAACTTAACTATTTATCCTGAAACGCATTAATGTGATCAAAAAATTTCTGCACCTCTTCCTCGCTCATGTCGAATATCTGCCAGACTAAATCTACCACAGCTGAGTTAATATCATCTTCTGCCTGGGCCATCTCTGGGCCTAGGTGATTGTGCAGGAACTTCTCGAATTGAGTTGCCTCATTGAGCAGCCTATTGAAGTGCATCTTGACCTCTCTCTTGAGCTTAACATCATCTGAATGCTTAATCACATAGCCTGTCTCCAGCACTCCCCTGATGAAGCAGGTGAACTTAGTGAAGTCTCTCATGACCTAATGCACCAAGCGAAAAGAACAGTCATTCCAATGGCATAGCCTGTGATGATGAAGGCAAAGGTCATCCATGCCTGATGATGCCTGTGAGCTTCCTTGTAGGCCTCATCAATCTTAGTGTGCTGGATGTGCCAGAACTCATTAGTATCCATCAGGTCAAGTATCTCCTTCTTATACTTCGCAGCCTGTTCCTTATGGTAGTCTCTTGACCGCCTGTGATTGTCGGCATGCCTCCGGCTCTCTGCTAGGTCTGCCTTTAGTTTATTGATTTCTTCCATTGGTTAGATTAATTTTTTTGCAAATAAAATCAAATCAAAATGGAAGCACCAAATATTTATTCAAAAACCATGATGGTGTTCTTAAACCACCACAGGCTGCTCCTTGACCTTAACTGCATACTGATGGCATTATTAATCTTATAGCCTCTGAGCTTCATCTGGGCCTCAATGTAGCTATTGGGCTGGCAGTTCACATGACCATCACCTACTTGCCCAGGGATTGCCCAAGAGACGATGATCATCTTTGGCTTATTGACCACCAGATTATCTAAGAATGTCTGCTCGAACTCTGCCGGGATATGCTCACCAACTTCTAAGCTCATAACCACATCGACCTGCTCACCGCAATCAAATGGCTGGCTCAGGTCAGCAACCTTGCCAAGACCACAAGTAAGCTGCGGTGTGTTCGGATTGCCATCGTAAGCATAAACCTTGTAGTTGTATGCCTGGAGGAGGTGAGCATAGTCACCCATGCCACAGCCTAAGTCTAGCACGCTGTTAAACTGATTCTTTTTAAATAGCTTAATTATGGTCGCTGCCAGATGCTTATCATAGGCATGGCCTTCTCCTGTCGGATTCTCCCAGAATCCATTTTCATTTATGTTCATTTGAGTAATAATTATCTATTATATCTATGACCTCATCAAGTGACCAGGAGACCACAACAAGCCAGTTGCGCTCAACTAATTTGTCAAATATAGCTAACTGCTGCTCTGATGGTTTATTGTAGCCTACTTTAAGCTCAATGGCTAAGCCTGAGTAACCATTGCGCTGATCAAGTATCAGGCAGTCAGGGATGCCAGCCTTAACTCCCATATCCTTGAGCTTTAAAGCCTCAAGTGCATGCCTGCTGCCTCCGTTCGGGCAATGAAACCAAAATGCGTTTTTTGCATTTAGGTACTTAGCTACCGACTACTGGAAGGCATCTTCACTTCCCTTGTACATTGGGTAATTCTCATGGCCTTTAAGCCTTATCTGTGGAGTAAGCATTTCAAAAAAAAAGCCTGCCAAATATTTTTGCAATTACTTTTGCAAACCTAAGCCAAAATTGAAAATATGGACTGTTTAAAAATTAGTGACTTCTGCCGGAAGTATAAGCTGCCTAATCATAGATATACTAGATATAAGAGGCTATTTCACACACAGCAAGTGGAAGGCTATGTGAATAGATGGGTAAAGCTGGATGACTATAACCTTGCCCTGGTTGAGGAGATTCTGAGCCATAAAGGAACAAGGCGCAAGAAGATGCGATATACTCTGGATGCCTTCTGCGTTAAGTATGGATTGACCGATGAGCATTTCAAAAAAGTATGCCACCGGATGCAGCTGGAGGATCATGATGGCCAGCTTATGGTCATTGATTCAAAGCACAATTATGCCCTTTTAAAGCACGGAAGGCTGATTCGAAAAAATAATTGAAATATTTTTGCAAATAATTTTGCAGATATAATTTCATCTATTATGTTTGCCTCAAGTTTAACACTAACCAATAACAACATGACAACAGCACAATTATCACAGCGCATTGATGCCAGCAGAACTACTTCTTACGGGCATTACAAAGTAACTATCCAGTACAGAGGCAAGCAGTACAGCTGCATCAGCACAGACTCTATGGCCTATGACAGGTACATGGATGAAGATGCTAAAGGCAGAGGCATCTATACTCAATTAGATGCTCTGAAGTCCTTTTGGAATGAGTGCAAGCGTAAGAATAACTTATTCTAATTATGACTGACAATCATCCTCAAATGCCATTCAAGGATCAATGCATCATGTTTGGCAAGCTGCTCATCATCTGGATAGTAGCAGCACTTTTTCAAGCACTTTAATTTTGTTTCACTTATATAATTTAAACCAATGGCTATTATCGCAAAATCTACCGGAGAAAGCACACAGAGAGAGCTTATCCCTGCTGGCACTTATGTTGCCAGATGTTACTCAGTTGTTCACCTTGGTCATGTTACTCAGAAGTACATGGGTGAGGAGAAGATTGTTGATCT